CTCACGCTCCGCAATGAGTTCAAGACGCTTTTCAAGTGATGAATCAAGTTCTTGCGCTTTCTTAGTAGCAATAGTTTCCACGATTTTTGCAACATCTGGATATTTTTCTGACCAGTCTGCAATTTCTTCGTCTGACTTAGGAAGCTTAATAGCTTCTTTAGTAGCGGTAGATAGCTGTTCTTCCAGCCTACGGATTTGCTCTTTAAAAGTTTCTTCTTTCTGCTGGGCATGGCGTCGTAGGTCGCCGTATCGTTTTTTAAAAGTTTTTTCTTCAGGGGCAAGACTTTCAGTTTCTTTCTGGTCTTGCTCTTCTTCAACCTGCTCTTGGAGCAAATTAGCGCGTTCTTCTTCTAGGCGCTGTAGTTCTGCCTCTTCAGCGGAACGGTCTTTTTTGTATTTAATTGGGGTTGTTTTAATGTCTTGCTTGACAGCCATAGCTTCAGCCATAGTCTTCTCCTTATTGGGGCCACCAGTAGCCGAATGGGGTGATGGGTAGCCGAACACAGCAAGTTAACGTGTTACTGTTACACGATTCAATATTCAGAAAAAGCTTCTAAATCTATAGGCGTATCTGTCAAATTACGTAAGAAAGTTTTAGTGTTATTTTCAAGCAGATGCATATCATGATATTTTACGTATCGCTTATGCAGCCCCTCCGCCCCTGTAACTGTGTACAAAAGCGTAAGTTTTTTTTGTTTAGCCAATTCAATAACGCTATTTATGCAATGTGTTAGCGCTTTATGCATAATTTTTGGCTGGGCTAACTTGTCAACAACAACCCACTCCATAAAACCAAACTTGGTGCCTTCGCCTATGTACAGGCCCGTAGCACACACAGGAGTGTTGTTATTTTCTACGATGATGCCGTCAGGAGGTAGACACTCTATAGGAACAATACCGAAATCCCATTGCGTCCACCAAGTCTTTAGGGTGTCGTAATCTTGGTTAAGCTGCCAAGGTCGGGGCGTCAGCATCGTTAGTGTTTCTTACCTCTACATTAGATTCGGACGTAATTTTAGCACTCTCTTTCCAATTTGTAAAGTAAGAATCTCCAACTTGCTTAAGTTTTTCTTGTTCATTGACCTCGAAGTAATCAGTAAATACAACATCGTCAATTACAATACGGCGATTTTCAGAACCAAAGACATACACAATTGTATCATCTTCGCTTACCAATGTAGCTAATTCGCTGTCTTCAACGCGTAACCATTTATTATCTTCGAGCACCATGTGACTTCCTGATACCTCAATACCTTTATAGTTATACAGGTTATTGATGAGGAATTTACCGGTGGCGAATACAAATCCGCCGAGCTTTACTTCATCACCGATATCTACGTCTTCTACAGGTTTCTGAGTGCCATCGTCCATCATAATTAAAGTACCTTTAGCAAAGCATCCTTCGTTGCCTCCGCTGTCTTTGCCTAAAGAAGAATCATCAAAAGATGGTCCTTGTCTCGCTGGAGGGTCATCTCGCTTATCACCCGACACTTCGCCAGAAGTTACTACCCCTTTTGTACCGTCTGGGTTAGTAGTCGTAACGGCATTACCTTGACTGTCTTTTGCTGCTCTAGCATTTGGATTGCCAGTTTGGGCTTGAGCTTGGGCATCAGCTGCAGCTCTGTTACTAGCATTTTCTGGGCTATACCCCTCTCGTTCATAGGATTGTGCGTTTCTTTCTTGACGCTCTCTAGCTGCTGTAGCGGCGCGGTTAGCGGCTTCTTGCTCTGGGCTAGGGGTATCATCAAAACCGATGTTGTCGTAGGCTTCTCTAATGCTTTGCTCTTGAGCAGCAGTAAAGCCAGAAGGTCTTGTGGTGCTTTCTCTACCTAAAGCTTGGTCATCAAAGGATGGACCTTGTCGCAGTCCCACATCTCGCATCTGTAGGTCTACTGAAGAGCGTCCCGGTGTAGGACCGAAGCTCGTTTGTACAATACCTTCGAGAGGAGGCGCCAATTCCCGTTGCATAGCGGGAGAAACAACACCAGTTATAGCTGTTTCTTGTGCCATTTGTAATGCTCGGTCAGGTGACACCCCTCTACCTATCAAAGCGTTAGCTGTTTCTATTACACTTTCTGATACCATTCCAGTTTGAGGTGTCATCATACCTTGTGCTTGTGCTCTAGCGCTTTCTGCTCTCCTAAATGCCTCTGGGCTAGCAAATGTATCTCTGGCAGGAGAAACTGGTGCGGCTAATGCGCGTTCTTCTGGGCTTGGAACCATGTCATATCCATACATTCTGGATAAAGGGTCCATATTTTGTAAAGCCCTAACTTGTCCACCGGGTGTTGGCAGAGTAGTAGGCGCCGCAAGTCCAACTGTGGGGGCTGATACTGGGCCTTCCTGTGTAAAAGGCCCAGTAAATCCCGCCGTAGTTTCAAGAGGAGTGGTTGGTGTGCCTACTGTTCCTGCACCAAAAGCTTGTTCTGGAAAACTTGTACCTCTATCCATTGGCACACGATTACCTGCCGCATCCACTGTAAACACAGGAGCTGGTGTTTCTCTTTGAAATCCTGAATCAAGAGCAATAGCTTCTGCAAGAGATTGTCCGCCATATGTTCCGCCCTGCGCTTCAATCAAGGATTTAGCTGCCGCTTGATTTTCCGCTCTGCTTGGGCCAAAGTCATCCATGTACCCAAGACCCGCACCAATACCACGCACAAAACCTTTTACGGGATTTGCCGCATTGTAAACCTCTCTCGCTCTGTTTCCTTGGTAATCTACGCCTTCTTGCGCAGCAAACAAATCGTTCATAAAGCTATCAACAGAAGCACGGTCTTCAGTATCTTTGAGAGTATTATACCGGTCTCTTGACATGAACGCAGACTGTCCTGTATTTGGGTCGGTTAATTTTACTTGGTCGATGTTACCCAAGCTCATCAAAGCACCTTGTATTCCCGGTCCTCTTGTACTGCTGTCATACGCAAGCTGGTAACTTTTATTTCCTACGGTTGTTCTAGTGCCTTCTGATTCAGTGCCTCCATCGTCACGGCCACCATCTCTGCCGCTGTTTGGTGGAGTGCTAGGGTCTGTTGGTGTAGGGGTAGTAGGAGGGGGTGTGACTCCACTGTCAGCACCATCTTGGAACTGTGAATATTGACCCACGTTAGGCGCGTAAACGCCAGTAATATCGCTTGGAACGGTGGGCAACATTAAAGGATTTAGAGAGGTGGTGGATTGCGTCATAGTAGGGAGACCCAAGGAAGTTGTAGTTCCGGTCTGTTGTAGGTTTTGTTGTCCCGGTATATTTGACAAGAAGCGGGAAGACGCGGCCACGGGCGCCTGTAGTGCCAAGGGTTTATAAACAGGAGAAATGGTTTGTCCCGGAAACTGGGGATTGGTCATTAGATATGTACCAGCTTGTGCTTTAACAATGCCGCCGTCGTCATCAATCTTGTCGGCTTTTTCTTTGCCGCCACTAACGTACTCAATCTGACCACTTTGTTCCATGTCCTGCAAGCCCATAAGAGCTTCACGACGCATACCTTCGTACGTACCAAGACCATGATAACGAACTACATTAGCAGGTACAACGAGTTCGCCTTCGCTAAGCAATACTAGCTGGTCATCAGCTACTTCTTCCTTAGTCGCGCCCGGTGGAGGATTACCTTCGGCGGCGTCTTCGTATGAGGGGGTCGGCGCTCCAAGACCAATCATTACGGCAAGACCTTCGGGCTTTTCTTCGGGAGTTCCGCCCTTTGCCATCATTGGTACAGGTTCAGCAGGAGGTTGCTGTGGTGCTGCCAGACCCCCAACTGGTTGAGCCATAGGAGTGGGGGGTGTCTGCGGCTTCATCTTGTCTGCTACTTCTTTAACAGCGGCATCTCTAGGGTCTTGTTCGCCGGGACGAGGCGCCTGTTGAGGTGCTGGCACTAACGAAGGTTGTGCCGCAGGATTCGCGGCTTTTGGTCCGCCGCCTTGCGGTGCTGAAGTTGCCTCCGTCATTGGCAACGCTGTTTGTCCTTGTTGAGCCATCATTATTCCTCCTTGCTCCATGCCGAGTAAACGGTTTAACATGCTTGGCTTCGTTTGCTCAGCAGGTTTGGGTACATTTAATTTATCTAACGCCTCGGTAGCGTATTTCGTTACAGTTTCTAACCTATCTCTGCCACCAATATACTTAGGGTCTAATTTAGAAACTTTATCCATTTCTAGAGGGATGTTCTGTTCTTTAATTATTCTATTATCAATCATGTCCATGATGTCTTCTTCAACATCTATGTCATAGTTCTTAAAATACTTTTGGTTTTTTAAGTCTGTGTTATCGAATAAATACTCTAAAGCACCGTGCCTGAGTTCATGTAAAGCTGCTAATTCTGATTGTCCACGGGGTCGAAAAAACGTGGTGTCTGGGTCTCTTCCTTCGAAATCGGACACTCCTGCAACGTATGCGGCAAGACGAGGGGATTGCATGATACTTTCTTTAGTTAAAGGATTTTGACTTCTTATGTCTCTAGTGTAAGGTTGGCCAAGTATACTTGGTCTTGTTCCACCCCCTGTCCCTTGATATTGTCCTAATATTTCCCCTCCGCTACGCGCTATTCGTTGATTTTGGTCTTTGGTAATGCCTTTTAATTCAATGAGACCTCGACGGTGTAATTCTAGTCCCAACCTAGATAATTCATCACCACTTACATAAGATTCCACGTCTGCACGAAACTCTACATCACCAAGACCTTTACCGCCCTGTGCTAAGAAATTCTGATTATTTTTATAAGCTTCTCGGAGTGCAGCAGCTTCATCACTAAGTATTCTAGAAACTCTGTCAGCTTCTTCATCGCTATCAAACTGTATAAAATTACCAGTCTCCATTGCTAAGTCGTATGCAACCCTAGGCTCTAATTGCTTTAAAGCAAACGAACCATCAGCTTGTTCTTGAGGGACTACAGTTGGAAAAAGTTTACCATCCATAGACATGGTTTTTACAGAAGCTTTTTCACCATCTACTTCTATGGTAGGAGTAGATGGGTCAAGCATCCTTCTTATGAAAGGTTTTTCATAAAGTTCCTCGGGTACTACTGCGGTGAGTCCTGTTTCAAGTGCCATTTTCTGCCTTAGATATTACTTCGCTACGCAAGCTGGACAGTCTGCGTAATTCACGTATGGCTCCTTGCGCCATGTGAATAGTAACTATATCTGTGGACTGCTCTAGAATCTTTTGAGAGTCTTTAATACGCTCTTCCATGTATGTTTCTAGAGCGTCAGTATTTTTCTTTGTATTTACAAGGGGTAGTAGTTTTTTAGCTACTTCTGGTGTCACTGTAGACCTCCTAGTATACTAGCTAGCTGCGATTGCGCGTCCCCCTGTTGTTGTTCCGGTTGTTGTCCTGCGGCACTGAAGCCTTGTTCGCCTGGTACGGCTGCACCGCCTACGCCGATGTTACCTCCGCCACCGCCAGACATATCCATAGGACTCATACCTTGTGGTTGTTGTTGTTGTGGTTGCATACCACCAGCTTCACGAATAATTTGCGCTTGACGGAAAGCTTCTCGTTCATCGTTAATAAACTTTTCAGCATCCAAATCCATGGATGTGGCTAATTCTTTAAGAACAACAGAAAATTTTACAAATGACGCAAGATTCGGATTACCTGCAATGTTGAGCAGTTGCAAAAGACGTTGTGACCGCACCTCGTTTTTCATAAGACTCTCTGTGCCACGTGCTTTAACTTCTAAGTCGCCCTTAATTGATGAGTCAAAGTCAAACTGCATGTTAAATGCGTAGAAAGCCTCACCCAAGGGTTGAAGTAAGTAATCATCAATATTCTTTACAACACCTTTTACGCTAAGCTGTGCCGCTCCCATTAGCATAGAAATACCGGCGGCGGTGCGACCTGTGCCCTGTACACCTGTCTGACCATGTGAATACGATGGTATACCAGTGGCGTCATCTGCTAACATGCGAGCTTTGTCAAACATCATCATATTCTCGGAACTGACGTTGGGGTACTTAGTGCCAAACAAAGCTTGGCCCGGTGCGCCACCTTGGCGTCTAAACACTTTACCCGGATATAACTCTAAGTCTTGCCCCGGAACAAGATTGGTTTCATCAATCTCAAAGATAAGATTACCTGACAGCACAGCGTTATCAACAGCCATGCGCATAAAACCGTTCATTAACTGTTGAGTGTCAGTCATGTTTTCTGCTAAACCAACACCAAAGAATGAGTACGGATTCATTTCGTACGGCGCAGCAAAATATGGGATTCGTTGCGGGGTAAATGGATTTATGACGAGACGTAAAATTTTACCGTTACAAATCCAACAATTAACTTGAATTGTATCAACATCCTGCAAGTCAGCAGGGACTTCAAGACCTGCTTCTTCTGCAGAATCTTTATCTATATTGCCCCAGAACTCCAATATCTCGAACCGGTCAATATCGTAGGTATTACGATAATCTTCAATGTCAGACTCCCACCACTTACGAACATAGTTGGTGCCCATGTTGATGCATGCATCTATTTCGTCATGTCGGAAGTATGGACGCTTCTTTAACCCTCGTAAGTCAGAATGACTCATACGGTGTCGCTGAATGATAAATTCGCACTCATCCATATTCTTAGCATCAGAATCAGGGTAAAAATTCCAGATTGATACATTTTCTACGCGAGGTATTGTTTTAAACGCTGGGTCATAATTACCCTCTTCGTCCCAGTTAGCATACTCCTTATCTATGGCAAATGGTCCTTTTAAAATGCCAGTTCCAAATAATGCCATTTCAAACGCTGTAAGGCGCAAATGTTTAGACGCGCTAGCCGTTGCCCCTGCAGGTAATTCTTTTCCATCACCTGTAAATCCATACATATCCTTGAGTTCTTCCATAGAGTTTTCAGGGTCTTTTGGGTCAAAGTGTACAGCTTCCGTAACACCCTCGGGAATACGTGTGGGGTCGACGCCCAAAGGGAAACGTTGACCGGCGAACAAAACATCTACAATTTGTCCATACGCTGCGAGGACTTTAGTCTTTGTAACTTTAATAAATACTTGAGACTTTTCACTAGAAGTAAATTGCATATCAGGGCCATACAAACCGCGATATTGACGATAGGCGTCAAGCCAACGTTCTTCTTCATCTTGTCGGCTAGACTCGACCATTTCAAATTTATTACGGATGTAGTCGGCAAGTTCTTCTGAACCAGATTTAGGTTCAAAAATGAGAGCTTCTACGTGTTCTTCTTCAGCCATGATGTGTCCTTACTTTTTTAATACTGCCGTATTAGTTTTGGCATTATACTTGTATGCGGATTTTGGTTTACCTGATTTTTTTGAGGCGCGGTCAATAGCTCGTTGAGCTGGTGACATTTTACCTCGGCGTTTACCTTTAGTAGTAGCTTTACTAGTGCCTTTCTTTAAACTCCCAGACTTTTGTAACTGCTTAGTAGCAATAGCAAACGCAGCTTTTTCAGACATACCTTTTGATTTTAATTGAGATACCAATCTATCCAATATTGCTGGCATATCTAATATCCAAAACTTGCATCAGCGGGTTGCCATCTTTGTATCGGTATTTGACTTGGGTAATCAAAAATGGACCGTGATTGTGGACGCGACATAATACCATATCGCAAAGCATCATACAGGTGGTCTTCAGCTTTAGTGTTGACATCTTCGGGGTTATTCTTGTCTAACGGCAGTGTCGGCAACTGTGCTATCAAGTTAGTGCAATTACTAAATATTTCCATACCAGCTCGCCCTGTTTCATCATTGACCATCAACCGTCTATGTACTTCGTTTTTGCCTGCTACACGACTACCACGGCTACGGTCAGAGGGGCGCCACCGGCATCCCTCAACAATCATTTGTTCAGCTAAGCTTGGGCCTGTGTCTCCTCGCTTGTGCCATAGGGACGAGTCAAGTACGCCATAGTGAATTGACTCACCTTCTTCTGCTGCCAACACCATATGTGCCAGTTCTTTAGCCGTTACTTTGCTAACGTACAATTCTCTATATACAAGTAACGTTTCATCTGTAGGGTCTACAGCAAACCAAAGAACGCCGGTAGCAGAGGAGTAACCGTAGTCGCAAGCCCTAAACTTGCGCCATGAATTTGGGATAGCATAAGGTTCTGTAACATGATGTGCCCTACTGAACTCTGAAAACGCCGCACCTTCAGCAATGTCCCATGAACCCTCTAGAAGTTGTTTACGTTGTACTTCGGGCAACGAGAGCAACATAGCTTCATAGTCGCCTTGCTCATAAAGGTATGGATTATCCAACAGTTTAGCTGGGATAAACCGCCGTCTGAAAAGAGGCTGTCCCGCCTTACTATGGCGTTCAGGATAAACCAACGTTTCGCCCGTAGTAACATCAGTCGCCCAAAACGGTTTATTATGTGGTGCAGGGTCAATGAACATTTTTTTAACCCACGCATGCCCCGGACCACCGGGGTTTGTTGTCGCTCGCATGAAGACGGGTAGCGACGAATCAGCCGTTCTGAGACGTGAACGTAAATAATCCCAAGCATATGGTGTCGAATACTGCGTCAGTTCGTCTATGCCAATGTAAGTAAACGCCTGACCTTGGTAACGCAGAACATCCTTGTCCTGCTCTAGATATGTCATCCAGATTCTAGCACCGGATGGGAAAGTCCATTGGCTCTTCTTCTCCATCCATTTTGCGCCGGGATATGCTTTTGGATACATTTCCTGACTTTTGTGTATTAGTTCGCGCAATTCATCATTGGTTCTACGTAGAATGAGCGCGTTAAAATTAGAGTTTTGGCAATACCTTAACGGGTCTATAATAAGTGCGTAAGATTT